GGTCGAGGATCTGACGGCCGAAAACGCCGCGCTGAAGAAGCGGGTCGCGGACCTGGAAGAACAGCGTGCCGACAAGACGGGCTCCTCGCCCGACGCCGGCGGTGGCGGCGGCAACGCCAAAGCCGCCGGCGCCCCTTCCGGCAGGAAGGGGGGCGGCAAGTAGGGATACTGCGGAGAGGGGCGGCGCCCGGTCCAGGAAACGGGCCGCAAGGCTCGCGGGTGACCGCCCCGTTTCGTCAACGTCCCACGGCCACCGGGAGCGCCCGCGCGCTCCCTGACCAAAGTTGAACGAGGGCGCCATGCCTTACGCCACCAAGCAGGACCTGATCGACCGTTTCGGAGAGGATGAGCTGATCCAGCTTACCGACCGGGGCGGCGCCGGCGTGATCGCCGACGCGGTCCTGAACATGGCCATGGCCGACGCCGACGCGACCATCGACAGCTACCTTGCCAAGCGCTACGACCTGCCCCTGGCGGAGGTGCCGCCGGCCCTCGTGCCGAAGGCGGCGGCCCTCGTCCGCTACCTGTTGCACGACGAAAGCCCCACCGAAACCGTCGTCAAGAACCACGAGCTGGCGCTTGCCTGGCTGCGCGACGTGGCGGCCGGCCGCGTCGAGCTGGACGTGGGCGGCAGCACGCCGGCCGAGGCGGACATCGTCCTTCAGGACGGCGCCGGCCCCGTGTTCACCGACAAGACCATGAAGGGGTTCTAGGCCGTGAGCGTCCGCCTTCGCGTCGATGTCTCCCAGTTGACCCGCGCCGGCCGGGCGGTGAACGCCCTTCTGGCCCGCGGCGAGAACATGCGCCCGGTCATGGAGGACATCGCCGCGCACTTGGAGGAGAGCACCCGGGAGCGCTTCGAGACCCAGCGCGCGCCGGACGGCACGCCCTGGATGCCCTCGGGCCGCGCCTTGCGCCAGGCCGGAACGACGTTGACCAGGGACGGGCACCTGAACGACGACATCACGCGGCGGGTCACCGGCCGGCGCATCGACGTGGGCACCAACATGATCTACGCGGCGACGCATCAGTTCGGCGCGACGATCCGGCCGAAGACGGCGAAGGCGCTGGCCTTCCGCATCGGCTCCGACTTCATCATGACGCAGAAGGTGGAGATCCCGGCGCGGCCGTTCCTCGGAATATCGGCCGCCGACGAGGACGCCATCGGCGACCTTGTTAACGACTATCTGACCGGGGCGCTGCAATGATCGGCGCCATGGAACAGGCCCTGGTGGACCGGGTCAAGACAGCCGGCGACGGCGGCGCCCTGGGCTACGCCATCCGCACGGTGGCCAGCTACGGCAATGAGCTGGACGATCCCCTGGCCGAACTGGTGAAGGGGCAGTTTCCCGCCGTGTGGTTCGTGTTCCGCGGGCGGACCCGGCCGCGCCCGGCGGCCGGCGGCGCGTTCGAGGCCCAGACCACCTTCGCCGGCCTGGTCGCGACGCAGAACCGGCGGAACGAACGCGCCCGCCGGCGCGGCGCCACCGGGGATGTGGGCAGTTACCAGATCCTCGAGGACGTGGAGGCGCTGATCGCCGGCCAGACCCTGGGGCTGGATTTCCTGACGCGGCCCATCGAGCCCGGGACCATCGACAACGTCCTGAACGGCAAGCCTGCGGGCAAGTTGAACGTCTCGATCTACGCCATCGAGTTCATCCTGAGCCATTACGTGGGCGTGACGCCCGACGCCCAGGGCCTGGACGACTTCGCCACCCTGCACGTGGATTGGGACATCCCGCCCCACGGCAACGTGACCACCCAAGACCCGGCCGGCAACGGCGGCAAGCACCTGCCCGCGGAAAATCCCGACGCGGAAGACGCAACCACCCTGGAGACCGAAGCATGACCTACGACAACATGATTTACGCCGTCCCCGTGGGCGGCCTGAAGGTCCGCACCCCCAACGGGCGCGGCCACCTTCCGCCGGAGGGCGGGAAGATCGTCCTTACCCCGTACTGGCGCCGCCGCGCGGCCGAGAACAGCGTGGCCCTGGGCGCAACGCTCAGGGAAGCGCAGGCCAAGGCCAGGGAAACGGCGTCCGGACTTGAGCCCGGCGGCGGCAAGGCGCCGGCGAAGGCCGCATCGAAATCCACGACCGCGAAGGAGGGCTAACCCATGGCCATCACGTTCGATCAAGTTCCGGCCGGCATCCGCACGCCCGGCAATTTCGTCGAGATCGACGGCACCGGCGCCGTGATCGGCCTGGTCGGGATGCCGTCGCGCATCCTTGTCCTGGGCCAGAAGCTGGCGGCGGGCACGCAGGCACCCCTTGTCCCCGTCCGCATCCTGGACGAGGCCGAGGCCGAGGCCGCGTTCGGCCGGGGCTCCATGTTGGCCCTGATGTTCCGCGCGCTGAAGCTGAACAACCGCATCACCGAAACCTGGGCCGTCGCGCAGGTGGACGACGGCGGCGCCACGGCCGCCGCCGGGTCCATCGGGTTCGGCGGCGCGGTGACCCGCGCGGGCACGCTGACCCTCTACATCAACGCGCACTTCAGCCGCGCCGGCCTGCACGGCCGCATCCGCCTGGCCGTCGCCGCCACGGACACGCCGGCCTCCATCGCGGCGTCCGTCGCCGCGGCGGTGAACCTGCAAACGGACCTGCCGGTGACGGCGGCGGTGAACGGCGTGGACGACGCGCAGGTCGACTTCACCGCGCGCAACGCGGGCGAGGCCGGCAACGGCATCGACCTGCGCCACAGCTACTACCAGGGCGAGGCCCTGCCGGACGGGCTGACCGCGACGGTCACCGCCATGACCGGCGGCGCCGGCAACCCGGACATCGGCGACGCCGTCGCCGCCTTCGGCGACCAGTGGTTCACGGACATCGCCATGCCGTACACGGACGCGGCCAACCTGACCGCCCTGGAAACCGAACTGGCCGACCGGTTCGGCCCCACGGTGCAGAAGGACGGCCATGCCTTCGCCGCCGCCCGGGGCGCCCACGCGGCCCTGACCACGCTGGGCAACGGGCGCAACAGCCCGCACCTGTCGATCCTCTACGCCTCGGGCAGCCCCACGGCTCCCTTCATGTGGGCCGCCGCGCTTGCCGGCATCGCCGCCTTCGAGGCCAAGCAGGATCCGGCCCGGCCGTTGCAGAACCTGGCGATCAAGGGCGTCCTGGCGCCGCTGCCGCAGGACCGGTTCACGCGCGAGGAACGGAACCTCCTGCTGTACGACGGGATCGCCACCTTCAAGGTGACGGAACAGGGCGACACGGTGGTGCTGGAACGCTGCATCACGACCTACGAACAGAACCTGGCCGGCGTCGACGACCCGGCGTTCCTGGACGTGGAGACGCTCAAGACCCTGGCCTACCTGCGCTTCACCTACAACGCGCGTTTCGCCCTCAAGTATCCGCGCCACAAGCTGGCGGACAGCGACACCCAATTCGGCGCCGGCCAGGCGGTGATGACGCCGCGCCTGGCGGATGCCGAGGCCATCGTCCTGTTCCGCGAATGGGAGGCGCTCGGCCTGGTCGAGAACTTCGACCAGTTCAAGGCCGACCTTCTGTCCGAGCGCGACGGCAACGACGTGAACCGCCTCAACCAGTTGCTGCGCCCGGACATCGTCAACCAGTTCCGCGTCCTCGCGGGCAAGATCAAGTTCATCCTGTAGGGAGCCCCGACCATGAGCAAGAAACTCGGCAAAGCGACGATCAAGGCGGACGGGCGCAAGTTCGACAGCTACCCCGGCGCCAGCTACGACCCCGGCGGCACGGTGCGCGAGGCGCGCGTCGGCCACACGGTGCACGGCTTTTCGGAAAGCGAGCGCGAGGGCAGCATCGAGTTCGAGATCGACTACGACGAAACCGTGTCGATCACGCAGCTGCGCAACATCGCGGGCGCCACGGTGACGTTCGAGCCCGACGCGGGCCCGGCCCTGGTCGGCCGCGCCTGGTGGGTGGCGGAACCGCCGACCTGGACGGACGGCTCCGAAAGCCGCGTGAAGATCGTCATGAAGGGCCCGGCCCTCGAGGAAGTGGGGGCGGCCAATGGCTGAGGTCAGGGCCACCCTGGCGCGGGGCTTCCGGATCGGCGACGCGGTCTACACCACCGTCGTCCTGAAGGAGGCGACGGCCGGCGACGTTCTGGACGCCGAGATCGCGGCCGAGCGCGTCTACGCGACGGCGGCCGGCCCGGTGGTGCATTCGAGCCCGGCGGTCGCGGCGTTCGAGCTGCTGGCCCGCCAGGTCGACAGGCTGATCGGCGAGGGCGGCGAGGAATTCGAGGGCGCCGTCACGGCCAAGATGCTGCGCGCGCTGCCGCGCCTCGACCTGGATCTGCTGATGGCCGAAAGCCGGACGCTGGAGAACGCCGCCGAACGGGAGGTCCTGTCCGAGCGGGGGCGAGAATAGGCGCCGCTGGGAGGGGCTCGACCTCGCCGTGGTCAGGTTGTCGCAGATGACCGGCTGGACCCGAAGCGAAGTGACGGCCCTGACCCCGCGGCGGATCGTCCGCGCCCTGAAGCAGGCGAATTGGAAGGCCCGGTAGCCCATGCCCGACATCCGTACAGCCCTGATCGTCGACCTGGCCGGCAACCTGGTCGGCCGGTCGCGCGGCTTCGGCCAGGCCATGACCGGCCTGAGCCGCACGGGCGTGCGCTCCTTCAACCGCCTGGGCCGCGCCGCCAGCATGGCCGGCGGCCTGCTGGACCGCGCCGGCAACCGCTACGTCGCCCTGGCCACCGGCGCCGCCGGGATCGGCGCCGCGCGGGGCGTGGTCACCCTGCAAC